GAATATCACAAGCAGAAGAAAAAAGAAAAGAAAAATCCCATTTTTAAAAGAAATAAGTCCAAAAATAGATGGGCGCTTTAAGGAGGTAGAGGGATGAGCTTGACGCTAAATAGCACCATTGGAGACTTAGTTTTGGCAATCGGAAAAATTATCGCTGAGTCTGACGGTAAAACCAATACAGCGATTCTAGAGATACCCGATCAAGACTTTTACTTAGAGATTGCGATTAAATTGAAGGAGGAGGCAACAGATTGAAACGATTCATCGCAGTATGGATTCTGCTATCAGCTGGACTAAATATCTGGCAGCTGGATAAAATCCGGAATCTGGAAGAGAAGAAGCCGATGATTATCTACAAGGCTGATAATCAAGGGGCAGAGATATTCGGAAAGGTCGTTGAGAAAGGACGACACGGGAAGCTATACACAATTACCATTCGTGACTACGGTGTGTTCGTGGTTACGAAGGACGTGTATGATAAAGTGAAAGTAGAAGATGAGGTGAGATTATGAACTATAAAGTAACAGTCGACGGTAAAGAAATTGAATATGGCGCATTGGTTGAAAAATCACATTTCTCAGAAAAAGAATGGTCTGCTATTTATGCAGAAATTGTAAAACAAAATCAGCCAGAAGTCTTTGAAAGTAAGAAAGCTGATACGGATTACATTGATACGCTCGGTGCTATGATTGCTCTTGAGGAACGATATGAAGCATTGCTTGAGCTATTACCTCAAGATCAATTCTCTTACGCTGGCACACATCCAAAATGGGTAGCTGATGCAGTAGCAGAGAACACGCTGAATAAAGTGGACACAATGTTAGATGTGTCGGATTTGATTGGACGATGTGAAACTCTGGAAGAATTGAAAAATGAGCTGACAGAGTATTTTGAGTTGGAAGAATTATAGGAGTTACAATGAACACACTAGAAAATGTAAAGCAATGGTTTATTGACCGTGATCTAGAAAACGGTGGACGACTAGATAAGCAGTCATTAAAACTTAGCGAAGAGTTCGGTGAGTTATGCGCAGGCTATCTCAAGAAGAATGAGAAACTGACTAAGGATAGTATCGGAGATTGTGCAGTCGTGATTGTCGGTCTGGCCTTGTTGATAAAAGAGGACGTGCATAAGATTTTTGAGGAATCAGGTTTCATCGAAAATGAAGATGTGATGGAATATTTTAAATGGCTGAGTATTAACATTAGCGAGTTTCAATTGTATCAAAATCAAAAGGGCGAGAATTTCTGTCGATACAATCTAGTAAAATCAATCTGCTATTTAAAATCAATCAGCTATGCACTTGGTTATGATTTTGATGAGTGTTTTGAACTGGCTTATCAAGAAATTAAAGATCGTAAAGGCCGCTGGATTGACGGAACTTTCGTGAAAGAGGAGGATTTATAAAATGAAAAAACTAGGAATCATTATTGGGGCGGTATTTGTAATCGTTGTATCGCCATTTGTAGTTCAGTATGGATGGAATGAGATTATCACAACAATTGTTCCAGTTGGTAAAATTACAGTTTGGCAAGCATTAGGGATGGATGCACTATTATCTTTCATCTGGCCTGTGTTATCTAGCAAAAAAGAATCTGAAGAGGATTATTCGTATGCGGTAAAGAGCAGTATTTCAAAAATCATTACATGTGCTTTTTTGATATGGTTAGCTAGTTTGTTCTTGTGAGGGCATTCATGAAAAATTTAAAAATCCTATGTATTGTTTTATTCGCATCCTTACTCGTAGCATGTCACCAGATTTCGAGTGGGACAGTGGTAGATAAGTACATTGATGAATCTCACACAACGTTCATACCTGTTATGAATGGTAAAAGTTCGGTACTTGTGCCAACAAGAACCAAAAGAAAATACATTCTGGTCGTTTCTGGACATGTAGAAAATAAGCACGTTGAAGAAACATTTGAAGTGACAGCTGAGGAATATAAATACTATGAAATTGGCAACACTTTTACACAAGATGCCGTTTTAGAGAATAAGGAAGGGGATAAACAATGAGACCAAAAAAATATCCGTACACAGGGAGCAAAATAAAGAAAGTGACTACAACAGGAATAGGAGCTCGAGAGCTTGTGGTTTTTCCTAACATAGCTTTTAGAAAAGACTTACTCAAACACATTTTTTCAGTTGTCAAACAACACGACAACGCTACAATCATTTACTTCAGAATTCCAAAAGTATTCGGATACGAGGAGGAAAGAGCAAAAGTACATCTAAGCTATGAAAAGACGATAAGGATGCTCAATAGCTACTAAAACAAAAAAAGCCAAGACACTCTCTGTCTCAGCTAAATTCCTATTAAGATTATTATATCACAAAGGAGATAGAGAGTGAAGGCTAAAGAGCTTTTAAGCGAATTGCAAAATCTTGACATGGATATCCAGAGTCGTATCGACGAAATCAACGAGCTTGAGGCAGGTCTGCTCTCAAGTCCGAAGTGGTCAGATGTCAAGGTGAAGAGCAGTCAGACAAAAAAGGTTGATGATGTATATGTTCAACTTATCTCGATGAAAAAGGCTATAGAACAGGATACTAAAGAGGTTATCAGCAGGAAACTTGAGCTAGGTCGGATGATCAATAGGCTTAAAAATCCAAAAAGTAGGTCTGTTCTTAGAATGAATTACATTAATAAGATGTATGTAGATGATGTCTGTGACAAAATGAGAATAAGTAGAACAACTTTTTATACTTGGAGGAATGTTGCTATTTCGGAGCTAAATGAGGTTTTGGAAAAAAATGAACTTAATTGAACTTTACAAAACTGTACTGAAAAAGATGATGCTTGTTAGCACAGTTTTGAAAATCTGTTAGAATGGTAGTATCAAGAAATGAAAAGAGAGGTCTCAGAATTGGTAGATGGATACCTGTAATATCAGGGGGCTGTAATGGCCTTGGAGGTTCGAGCCCTCCCCTCTCATTTTTCGGAAACATAAGGTTTGACTCCTCCATCTCGTTGAAAGTCCTAGGTTTGAGATGGTTTGGTCGCAGGTTCAAATCCTGCTGTTTCCATTATGTCTCTGCGAATAGCTATCGCGATAGAGGTATAGGGCGGTAATTAGATTTAGGCTGATTAACCTGTAGGACAGAGATAAAGTAGCGCTATATAAGGCTCTGGTGGGGGAGGCACCCACTTACCGCATACAGTCACTTTTTGAGTGGCTTTTTTGATTTTGAAAAAAGGAGATGATGGAAAATGGGATGACTGAAAAACAAAAGATTTTTGCCGATGAGTACATCATCTGCTTAAATGCAACGCAGGCTTATAAAAAAGCCTATCCAAACATCAAAAAGGATGAGGTAGCAAAAGCTGCAGGAAGCAGACTGTTAACTAATGTTAACGTCAAAACCTATATAGAAGAGCGATTGGAAGAGTTGAAATCCGAGCGTGTAGCAGACCAGCAAGAAGTGCTCGAATTTTTGACTTCCGTGATGCGTGGTGAAATTACAGAACCGCTTTTGGTCCTTGACGGTGAAGGAACTCAACGGATGGTCATGGCAACGCCTAGTGTCTCTACTCGAAAAAGTGCAGCAGTCGACCTCGGTAAGCGTTTTGGCCTGTTTGTAGACAAGCAAGAGATCACTCAACGAACTATCGAAATCAAGGTAGGTGATTGGGATGCTGACGAAGACTAGACCGAAGATCAATATTGTCATTCAATATCCTAGCAGAGTTTTTAACAAGCACATCTACGACAAGCTCAATGACTACTCAACCTTTACTGAAGTGCACTACGGTGGTGCTTCAAGTGGAAAGAGCCATGGAGTTATTCAGAAGGTAGTATACAAGGCTTGCCAAGATTGGAAGTATCCACGCAAAGTTCTATTCTTGCGTAAAGTTGGATCTACTGTGTATGACTCCATTTTCGAAGATGTGAAGCAATGTTTGGATAAATGGCAGTTACTCGACAAGTGCAAGGTTAACAATTCAGCTTATCGTATTGAGTTGCCAAACGGTGCACAGTTTATTTTTAAAGGGTTAGATAACCCTGAGAAAATTAAGTCTATCAAAGGTGTATCAGATGTCGTTATGGAAGAAGCGTCTGAGTTCACGCTTGACGATTACACACAGTTGACTTTGCGTTTGCGGGATAAAAAACACTTGAAAAAGCAAATCTTCCTGATGTTCAACCCGGTGTCGAAGGTTAACTGGACCTACAACGCTTTTTTTATTAAGAAACCAAAAAATACGATTGTTTATCACACATCCTACAAAGATAATCGTTTTTTAGACCAGGTCACAATTGAGAATCTCGAGGAACTGGCTAACAGAAACGAAGCGTACTACAAGATTTACGCTCTGGGTGAGTTCGCAACTCTGGACAAGCTAGTCTTTCCGAAATACGAGAAGCGGTTACTGAATAAAAGCGAATGGGAGCATCTGCCGGCTTATTTTGGTCTTGACTATGGATTCATCAATGACCCGTCAGCCTTGCTTCATGTAAGGATAGATGATGTGAACAAGCGTTTATACGTTGTTGAGGAATTTGTAAGAAAAGGTTTAACAAATGACAAGATCGCAGAAAGTATTAAGGCCCTTGGGTATGCCAAAGAGCAAATCAGAGCAGACTCGGCCGAAAAGAAATCGAATCAGGAATTGCGAAATCTTGGCATCCCTCGGGTTATCGATGTGCAGAAAGGCCCTGGATCAGTCATGCAGGGGATCCAGTATCTCTTGCAATACGATTGGATAGTCGATGAACGGTGTGTGAAGTTGATTGAAGAGCTCGAGAACTACACTTGGAAGAAGGATAAAAAAACTAATGAGTACATCAACGAGCCAGTAGATAGCTACAATCACTGCATCGATGCGATTAGATATGCTTTGCAAGATAGGATTTACCAATCCAAGAAAGAGATTGATGTTGATAAAACAATTGGTAAAATCAATAGAATGTTCAGGAGGTAAGATGTGGACAAAGTAAACGAGCTTGAATACGGCATTGATATTTCAACTAAAGCAAGAACTGATAGTTTATATTTCAGCCGTCTGTCGAATGAGCAATTTAGATATACTTCAAGTGAGGATCTATTATCTACAGAAAAAGGTAAGAAAGCACTTCGAGACATGATCGAAGCGTTTTTTGATATTCAAAGAAAACGACTAGATGTGCTTGAATCGTATGCTCAAGGAGATAACTACAGTATTTTGTCTGGCAGTCGTCGATTGGATAAAGAAAAGGCAGATTATCGGGTAAGACACAAGTGGGGCGGGTATATTTCTAGCTTCGCTACTAGCTATGTAATCGGGAATCCAGTCACGATTGGTATTCTCGAAGGTGCTAATAAAGAACAGTTGAAGACGATTGAAGAGATTGAATGGCAAAATGATATCAATGCACTGAATAGTGATTTAGCATTTGATGCATCGGTTTACGGGCGGGCTTTTGAATACCATTTCAGAGACAAAGACAGCATCGATCGTGTAGTGCTAATCAGTCCTCTTGAAATGTTTGTGATCCGTGATTTGACGGTTGAACAGAATATCATTGCAGCAGTTCACTTGCCTATTTATGTAGATAAGGTAAACATGACCGTCTATACAATAGATAAGATGATTTCCTACAAGCCTTTTTCGATAAAATCAATCAGATTATCTGTTGAAGATACGAGAAAACACGAATATAACGATGTTCCGGTCGTTGAATGGTGGAACAACCGATTCAGAACAGGCGATTATGAAAGTGAAATCTCGCTTATCGACGCATACGACGCAGGTCAATCGGACACTGCGAATTATATGAGCGACTTGAATGATGCTTTGCTGTTGATTAAAGGTGACTTAGAAGCCATTGGAATGAGTGCCGAGAATGTAGCGAAGATGAAAGAAGCTAACACGCTGCTGCTTCAAACAGGAGTAAGCACAAACGGCCAGCAAACAAACGCAGATGCTGGATATATCTATAAGCAGTATGACGTGAGTGGCACCGAGGCATATAAGAACCGTTTAGCGAACGACATTCACAGATTCAGTCGTATTCCTAACCTAGACGACGACCGGTTTAATGCTACATCATCCGGGATTGCTTTACTATATAAGATGATTGGGCTCGATCAAGTCCGAAAAGACAAAGAAGCTTATTTTACAAAAGCTTTGCGTCGCAGATACGAGCTCATTAGCAATATTCACAAAGCTATCAATAAACCTTTAATCGAAGCAGACAAGCTGACCTTTACTTTTCATCCTAACATTCCTCAAGATGTTTGGAATGAAATCAAGGCTTACATTGAAGCTGGAGGGGTAGTATCACAAGAAACACTCATGAACAACGCTAGTTTCACTGATTACAAGACGGAACAATCACGAATCCTGAAGGAAGGCGGAGCCAGTGATGGCGAAATTAGTCAGATTGTAGGTGATGTACATGCCGAACAAGAGAGCGACTGAAAATCAACGTTATAACGCTGAACGCAAAGCACAAGCAGCATTGATGAAAAGAGATGTTGATAGAGATGCGATTCTTACTCAGCTGTATCAAGAGTCTTTTAACAGATTGCAAACAGAAATAGATCGTTTTTACATAGCCTACGCTGGTAAAGAAGGCTTGACCAAGCAAGAAGCCATGAAAAAAGCTTCTGAATTTGACGTTACAAAATTCGCAGAGAAGGCTAAAAAAGCAGTCAAGGAAAAAGATTTTAGCCCAGGAACAAATTCATGGTTAAGAACTTATAATCTGAAGATGAAAGTCAGCAGATTGGAACTTTTGAAAGCGGAACTTGCCCTTGAAATTCAAAATCTTACCTCTGAAGTGAATGAGGTCTTTGATAAGGCACGCAGAGAGGAGTATTTAGCTGAATTTAAGCGCCAAGCAGGCATCTTGGGGATTTCATCCAAAGGAGCAAACAAACGCATACAGAGCGTTTTAGGTGCTGATTTCTACGGACAGAATTTTTCAAGCAGAGTGTGGGGGTCTACAGGTCTACAAGCAACTTTGCAGAGGGATGTCTTTGCTTCTCTCAATCGTGTGTATACGGACATGATGGGCTATAAGCAAGAAATAAACCGGCTTTCAAAAAAATACCAGACAAGTAAAGAAAATGCTAAACGCTTGTTAAAGACTGAGATTGCAAGAATAAACGCTGACACACAACATGCAATGCTGAAAGCCAACGGTTTTACTCACATGATTTTTGTGGCCGAGCCTGGAGCTTGTGATATTTGTGGACCTCTTGATAAAAAGGCGATTCCTATCGATGAAGTGGAAAAGGGAGTAAATATGTTTCCAATGCATCCGAATTGTCGGTGTTCTGCCTATGGTCATATCAAGATGGATTACAAGGCAGGTGGAAGTACACTTGATGAGTATGAACTTTGGGATACTACTATTGAAACTGATGATAAAAAAGTGTATAATCAGGGTATGGAAGGTATGTATCGTAAAAAAACAATTGATCAGTCCAAAATGTCAAAAGCCTCTCAGGAGCAGATAAATCGTTTGTCTAGGAAATTTAGAAAAAGAGGCGGAGTATTTATTTCTGATGAAGATGCTATTGAATACCTTGATGAGAAAAAAGCAGAGGCTATTACTTTAGATCCATATACAATTTTAAAGAGAGACGAAATCTCCATATCTGCGCTCATTGAGGAGTTGGAGCACGCTGAACAATATTTGAGAAATGAAAATGATGGCACAGCTTTAAGTGTTGCGATAAATGAATTAAACGCCAAGAGAAAGTCGATTGAAGAAAAAGAACGGTATAAACTCCCTAAAATAGAAATCGATAGCGTCCGAAAGGACATAAAATACTATGAAAAAGAAGTCGAGAGGTTAACAAATGAAAATTTTAAGTTCTAAAAAATTTGGTCGTAGGTTGGTATTGACTTTGGAAGAAAATCTTCCTGATGATTTTAAGAATAATTCTAAAATTTCCGTTGATGGTCATATATTTACAGATGCTCTTGTTGCGATGACTTCTGGAAAAAATTCACGTAATGTTCTTTCTGTTTTATTTGATGGAGTTTCTAATGTAGATGGGAAAGAACTAGTGATTTTGTAGATTACTGGTTCAAAAGGCAAGCGAAAACAGCGTTGAGGTATTATCATGGAAGTAATGTCTATGCCTAGCAAAGAAGTTTTGATTTTTACAAAACAAATTCGCCACTGGATTGTCGGCGATAAAACTATTTCAGGAAAGAAACAATTTATTTTCCGTGAGGACACTCCTCCTGAAATCTTAAAACTTTATCAAGATATAAAACCAAAACTTGAATTCGTTTATTAACAATCAAAAGCACCTAGAGAAATCTAAGTGCTTTTTTCGTGCTCAGAAAGGATTGAAGAAATGAAATACAGAAAGAAACCAGTAGTGATTGAGGCGGTTCAGCTTAATGAACGTTGTTTGATTGAAGAAGATTGGTTTTGGGACGCAGTAACAAGAAATGAGATTATCGTTCACGATACTGGTAAGTGGAATAAAAATCCCGCATGGTGTGAGATTAAAACACTTGAGGGGGTCATGGTCGCAAAAACAGGTGATTATATCATCAAAGGCGTTCAAGGAGAATTTTATCCATGCAAGCCGGATATTTTTGCAGAAACATATGAAGAACTAGAGTATCTGAATATTTTAGATGCTATTTAGGAGGTGATCCGACATCTTGACTGGCAGGAATAGACTGCTATAAATTACTGTAAATTGCTATAAACCGTATCGAATTCGACACGGTTTTCTTATATCCTAACCGTATGGAATCCCGTACGGTTTTTATATTGTCCAAACCATGCTGATGACGAAAAAAGCTACATGAGTTCGGGGAGGTTGCCCGTAAAGCGTAAAAGAAAGGAGCCAGAATATGGCAGATGAACAAAACAACGTTGCAGTCGACCAGGTTAAAGATACTGAAGTAGCTAGCACTCAGGAAACTGAATCTGAAAAAACTGTGACAGTAGCAGAAATGATGCGTCGCCTCAACAAAGCGAATGAAGAGCACGAAAGAAAGACGCAGGAAGCAATTGAGAAAGCTCTTGCGCAATACAAGGCAGAGAATGAACTGTCTGGCAAAGAGCTAGAAGAATATCGTAGACAAGTGGCTGAGACTGAGAAGCAGGAATTACTTGATAAGATCGCTAGTTTGGAAAAAGAACAAACCAAGCGTGAATTGACAGACGAAGCAATCAAAACGTTGTCTGGTCGCAAGCTTCCTGTAAATGACAAGGTGCTTTCGTTTGTGGTTAAAGATACTGCAGACGGCACTTTACAGGCGATTGCTGACTTTGAGAGCATCATCAGCGAAATCAAAGCTGAATACACTCAATCTGAACCGCCGGGCGTTTCATCGTCGTTTGGTAGTTCGGACTCGAAAAGTCCCGGAGAAATCTTCCGCGACTCACGCATTATTTGAAAAAGGAGAACAATAAATGACAGTACAAGTTTTTAATCCTGAAACAGTTTTAGTTTCTGAAAAGAAGGACGGAACTCTTCACAAAGAATTTACAGACATCATCATGAAGGAAGTTGCTCAAAACTCACTTGTTATGCAGCTTGGTAAATATCACGAAATGGACGGACAACAAGAAAAAACAGTTTATGTCCAAACTGACGGAGTTTCTGCTTACTGGGTAAATGAAACTGAAAAAATCAAGACAGATAAACCTGAAGTGATTCCGGTTAAGCTTAAAGCTCACAAGCTTGGTATCATCCTTCTTGCTTCTCGTGAAGCATTGAATTATACCTGGGAAAAATTCTTCAACGACATGAAACCTCAGATCGTCGAAGCGTTCTACACTAAAATTGACGAAGCTGGTCTTCTCGGCCATGAAACGCCGTTTGCTAATTCAGTGGCCAAAGCTGCCAAAGATGCAAGCAAAGTGATTGGCGGACCGATCAACTTTGAAAATATCTTGAAACTTGAAGATAAGTTGTTGGATTCTGATGTTGAAATCAATGCTTTCGTCTCTCGTGTATCAAACCGCTCTGCCCTTCGTGAAGCTCGTGATGGAGACAAGAAGACAATCTACGATAAAGAAGGTAACAAGCTTGACGGCATCATTGTTGTAGATATGAAATCTAAGAATTTCAAGAAAGGTGACTTGCTCGCTGGTAACTTCGACAATCTGATCTATGGTGTTCCTTACAACATCAACTACAAGATTTCAGAAGAAGGTCAAATCTCAACAATTCAGAACGCAGATGGTACGCCTATCAATCTATTTGAACAGGAAATGATTGCTATTCGTGCAACAATGGACATCGCAGTCATGATCACGAAGACAGATTCATTTGCTAAATTAACTGCTGCTGAAAATGTTTAGAAAGGGGGCTTAAATGGCTTACATTGTAACAACAAACATTATTGATACAAAAGACAATAATCGTCTTTATGAAAAAGGCGAGGTATATCCTCGAGAAGATCTGAGCGTAACAGATGCTCGCATTAAGGCTCTTTTGAAAAAAGGGGTTATCGAATCAAATGGTGAAGCAGGAGACATTGTTTTCCCTGCTGACGAACCGGTTGGAGAAATCGAAGAAGAAGCAGCAGGGGAATAATCATGGACAGCACCCAACTTGCAAAAATAAAACGTCGGTTGGGTATTGATTCAGCCGACTCGAAAGAAAATGACTTATTACAAGATTTAGTTGATGATGCTGAAAGCTATTTTAAAGGTCTTACAGGCATAACAGAGATAGAAAGTAAGTATAATTTCATGATTGAGAATGTAGTTTATAAACTGTACGGACGAAAAGGTTCTGAAGGAGTAACTTCTGAGACCGTGGATGGCTACTCAGTAACCTACCAAGATTGGGATAACCTCTTCAAGCCTTACATGGCCATTCTCAACAAGGATTTTGGATTGGATGGTTCCCAACGACAAAAAGGAAAGGTGACGTTCCTATGAAGACACCTCATCGTATTTCACTGTTTCGTGACGGAACCACACCCAAATATAATCCAGAAACGGATAGTTATGACGAAACTCCAGGAACAGAAACTATCGTACCTTGTCTAGTCAATTTCATTTCACAAGCAAAGGTCTTTGAAGAATATGGCAGTCGGTCTGAAAAGATTATGATTTGCCGATTCCAACAAGAGCAAGAACCATTCCAGTATGCTATCTATGATGGCGGTCGATATGAACTATTGGACGCAATTGATGCACCAATCAAGGGAGCTGTTCGGCTCAAGAAAGTAGGTGGTTGATATGGCAGGTGGAATGAAGATTGACTGGAAAGGTGTCGAGCAATTGACCACGACCATCAAGGACGCTGGAACTAAGGTCCGAGAACAATCTGGAAAGGTTGTGAGGAATAATGCTGAAAAGCTAAAATCTAAAGCACAAGCTAAAGCTCCAGAAGATACAGGTTTTTTGAAAACTCAAATCAAAACAAGTTATCCTGGGGAACTTGAAGCACATATTGATGATGAAGCGGCATACGCTGGTTATCAAGAATATGGAACAAGATTTCAGCCTGGTAAATCTCACCTCCGCCCCGCCCTTCGAGAGATTGAACCAACCTTTAAGCAGGATATGACCGATGTGATGAAAGGAGCGTTTGAAGATTGACACCCAACCATGCTATTTTTCGTCTGGTGTTTGCTGAAGGTCTCAAGGTGACTGACCGAACCTTTGACTATCTGCCAGATGCAGGGACGCAGTACCCTTTCATTTACGTTGGTGAAAGCTCCAACGCTAATGAAACAAACTTTGATCTATTCGGCAATACCACTCAGACAATCCACATTTACGCTACACGAAGGCAAAGAGCAGAGCTTGATAATTTAACCAGCTTACTCTTAAATGCTCTGAGAGGTTCTTGTGGAGCTTATGACTACGCAATTAACTTTGTATCTTGTAATCAGCAGGATGCACCAGATAACACAGATATCCAACCTCTCATTCACCGGGTGTTGGATATCTCATTTTTTTATAACAAAGGAGACATTTAATGACTATTGAGGCAATGAACGGGAAAGACTTTCTTTCCTTTTTTCGTGCACTGAAAGACAGTGCAAAAGTAGATGCTGACCGCATCCGTTTCATGACTGAGATGACCCTCAACATGGAAAAAGAAACTGACACCAAAACGACAGTAGATGGTGTTGTTTCCTCTATCGCTGACGGTGAAAATAAACTTGAGTTCACCGCTTTGGCTTATCGTGACACCAATCCAGACATGATTGCCATGTGGAAAAAAATGCGCCAATGGTATTTGGATGGTGAAACGGTCGAGGTTTGGAACGTTGACATCAAGTCAGGTAAGAAGAATGAGGAAACTCAGAAAACGGAATACTTGGTGGACTATTTCCGTGGAAAATTCACCAGCTTTGAACTATCATCTCCAGCAGACGGCAAGGTTGAATTGACCTACTCATATACCATTGACGGAAATGGTATTTTTGACCATAAGGACACCTTGACTGAAGAGCAGGAAGCAGCCGTCAAGGCAGCACAATACGCTTACCAAACTTTGGCTAAAGCAACATCAGTTTAAGATTTTCGGGCGGTTAATCCGCCCTATTTTTTGTAAGGAGTAAAGAGAATGATTTTAACAATTAACAGCAAAAACTATGAATTGACTTTCGGACTTGGTTTCTTGGCTGAGATGAACAAGCGTAAACCAGCAGAATTTGAAGGCATGAAAACAGGTTATGGAGCTATGGCTCTTTTCAATGTTGGTCAGTTCCTTGGTGATCCATTGGCATTCTACGATTTGATTAAAGCTGCAACTGCTGAGTCACCTCAAAAACCTAGCAACGAAGAATTGGAAGCGTATTTGACACAGCTGATTGTTGAAGGTCGAATCGAACAAGTCTTCACAAGCATTTTGACAGAAGTAAAAAAATCACCAATCCTGGCATACGCTATGAAAATCCAAGGAGACCAGGCTCCACAAGCGCCAGCTCAGACACCAGTTCAAACGCAGGCACCGATGACAGCCGTAGAACAGGCACCGTTTCCAGTGACACCGACAAATACCACTACACCTACGCAGACTGTATCTCAATTCTGATTGCCAGAGCAGGACTGACATATCAGCAAGCCTACAACACCACCTTGGAACAATTTCAGGTCTATCACAAGGCTTTTGAAATTAGAACGGTGGACAGGCTTTATTTGGTGGCGAAAAATGCCTTTTACAATCAGGCAGCCAAAGCTACCAAAGGAAAGGGCAAGAATATCCGCTCAGCCTATGAGAGTTTTGAAGATTTTTTTGACTATGACGCCGAAATCCAAAATCTCTTCCAACCAAACAAGCGAAAACGCAAGGGTGACCGCATGGCTGAGCTTAACCGTTTGATGAACGAATACCTAGAGAAAGGAGGGGATAGTTAATGGCATTTGATGTAACAGCAGTCTTAAAGGCTAATGTTTCGAATTTTACAAGTGGAATCAAGGAGGCTCAATCTGTTTTCGAGAGTTTCCAAAGTAAATCAAACCGAACCTTTGAGAATGTTGCAAAAGGATTCCAGACTGCAGGTCTGGCACTATCAGCTGGTTTAACCGCTCCAGCTCTTGCAGGTATTGGGGCGGTTGTAAAAGGCTATGCAAGTCTTGAGCAAAACCTAGGTGGTACAGAAGCCGTCTTCGGTCAGTTTGCCAAGAGTGTACAAAATGATGCCAAGAATGCTTATCAGACTATGGGACTTTCTGCCTCTGATTATATGGCTACGGCTAACAAAATGGGTTCACTCTTTCAAGGTTCAGGAGTGGAGCAACAAAAAGCCCTTGATATGACTTCGAAAGCCATGAAACGTGCAGCAGACGTGGCATCCGTCATGGGTGTTGACATGAACATGGCTATGGAATCAGTAGCAGGCGCAGCAAAAGGAAACTTCACAATGATGGACAACCTCGGTGTTGCCATGAATGCTACTACCCTTGAAGCCTACGCCTTGGAAAAAGGTCTCAACTTCAAATGGGAAACGGCAAGCAACGCTGAAAAGGCTGAACTCGCTATGCAGATGTTCATGGACAGAACCAAGCAATATGATGGCAACTTCCTAAAGGAGTCTGAAAAGACCGTTTCAGGTTCACTAGATGCCATGAAGGGAGCTTTTTCAAACTTTGTGGCAGGTCTGGGCAATCCTGAAGCAGATGTAGCAGAGTTGATGACCAACCTAAAAACTACCATTGTCAATTTTTCAAAAAATGTCAAAGGAGTTATCAAAACAATCTGGGACAACCTACCTCTTGCTCCATGGCAAAAATGGGTTGCCTTGATTGCTGTCGGAGCTGGACCTGTCTTGCTAGCTTTGTCTGGAATCATGAAGGGTATTGGTACCTTAAAAGCAGCATTTCAAGGCATTGGGGCGGTATTAACTAACCCTTGGGGGCTTGCCCTAGTCGCTCTGGTTGCCTTAGTTGCTGGTTTCGTCCATGCTTATAAAAATTCAGAGAAATTCCGCAATGTTGTCAATAGTGTTGTCAGTGCTGTAGTGGCAAAATTCAATGAATTGAAGGCCAAAGCACAGCCAGCACTTGATTTCATCAAGAACGCTCTTGGAAAATTCAATGTAGGGGCATTTGCTCCACTCATTGGTGGGATTGGGTTGTTTATTTCTTCTCTCATGAAGTTGAAAGGTATCAAAATTCCTAATCCTTTCAGCAAATTCAAACCTAGTTTCCCAAAAATCCCTAATCCGTTTACTGGTTTAGCCAATATGGCAAAAACAGCAGGTTCAGCGGTCAAAAATGCTTTTTCTGGACTAGGAAAAGCGATTGGATCAGCATTTAAGGGAATTGGAACAGCTATTTCAACGGTATTCCAGGGGATAGCCAGAGCTATTTCTATGCTCAATCCAGCTGGAGTTGTTTCGTTTGCAATGGGGCTTGCAGCAGTTACTGCCGCATTAGTTGCATTGAGTGCTATGCAGGGCATGGTCCTTCCATTCTTGCAGGGGTTGGCTGATATTTTTGTTCAATTGGTTGGTGGTACACTTCAAGCCTTTGCAAGTGCATTGGTGACTTTGGCACCAGTTATGACAACAATAGCCCAAGCCTTGTCAATGCTTTCGCCGTTGGTCGTAGCCTTTGGTATAGCATTTTCAATGGTGGCAACGGCAGTAGGTGGAGCGATTTCTCAATTAGTTACGGTAATTACTAATGCAGTTGTTCAGATTGTTCAGGCTATCGCACCATTTATCCCGAATATCACACAGATGTTCACTACGATTGCAACAGTGGTGGCAAATGCCATTGTTCAAATTGTTCAGGCATTGGCGCCATTCATTCCAGCTGTGACCCAAATGGTTGAGGCATTGGCTCCGGTACTAAGCCAGATTGTCAGCGCCTTTAACAACCTTGTCAGTCAAATTAGTCCGATTATTGACAGTATCACAAACCTCTTTAAGACTCTTGGCGAACAAATCAGTTCCATTTTAGAGAGTGCTGGTAGTGTAGTTGAGTCCTTTGGTTCAGCTATTCGTAATGTCCTTGATGGGATTGCAGGTATTTTCGACAGTATCGGGAATGCTGCTAAAAATGCTGGTCTAGGTGTTAAATACATGGCTGAGGGAATTAAAATCCTTGTAGATCTTAACCTTGCTGATTTAGTAGGAACTTTAGCGGCAGTGGCTACTGGACTTGCTGCTATTGCAGCCTCAGGAATCGGTTCTGCTGGTCCTGGACTTCAAGCAGCAGGAATGGGCATGCAAATGATGGCGACATCAGCTCAGATGGCTAGTGTAGCTATTCAAATGCTTCCAACTGCCCTTACAACCCTATCAGCTAGCCTTGGAACCCTACCAGCTATGATGACTATGGCTGGCACTGCTATGATGACCTTTGCAACCAGTGCCCAATCCTCTGTAATGAGTTTGATGGCAATTGGGGCAACTATCACTCAATTTGCTTCCATGCTCATGACCATTGGACCATCTGCAACTGTAGCAAGTGCAGGGCTTGCAACCTTTAACGGTCAAGCCAATGCAGCAGGAAGTGCCATGCAAAGATTAGGTTCAGCGTCAACAACTACATTAGCTCAAGTCACTGCATTAGGTGCTGGCATCATGTCTTCAATGGCTGGTGCAACAGCAGCAATCTCTAATGCAGGTACTCAGATGACTACTGCTATTAGAAGTGCAGGGACCCAAATGGTGACCATTACACAATCCACTATGAACCAGATGAAATCAGCTGTTTTGAATGGAATGACGGCTATTGTGTCCGCAGTACGCAATGGTGGAAGCCAAATGATTTCAGCTTGGCAATCTGCCGGACAACAAATGGTGTCATCTACTCAAAACACTGTTAATAGCATGAACAGTTCTTTGAGAAATGTTGGTTCTGGTGTCAACCTGTACTCTAACGGTACGGCTCTGATGACTGGGTTGAAGTCAGGGATTGATGCAGGATGGGCACAAATCACAGCTAGTGTATCGAGTATGGCTCAATGGATTAAGGACCACAAGGGTCCAGTTTCTTATGATAAACGTCTCTTGGTTGATAACGGTTTAGCCATTATGTTTGGTTTGAATCGTGGTATCAGCTCAGGATGGCAAGAAGTCAAAAGTAATGTATCAAGTATGGCTGGTCAATTGTCAGAATTGGTACAGACTGGGCTAGATGGTTCGTTTGATTTGCCAAACATGGCAGCTAACTTGATGAACAGTGTGACAGTGTCACATAATCCTCAAAGTGTCCAGCACAGCATAGACAATGTAGCTGGTCAGCAACGTTTGATTAAGAAGTTTGATGAACTGATTGACGAAGTTCGCAGAAGTGGAAATACATACCTAGACGGAAAAGTTATCAGTCGAAAAGTTGACCGCAACCTTGGTCAAAATACACAGTTAAGGAGTAGAACTTCATGGGCAACTTAGAAATCAAAGAATATATTCAATTCATGGGGTTTAACTCCAAGAATGAAAAGTTATATTTAATGGAACGCAATGCTCCAACTCCAGATGAAAAAGAAATTCTCAAGAACCTCCCATTTAAGCAGGGGGTTCTTGATTTTTCAGCTTTATTGGGGTCGCGAGTATTTGAAAATCGTAAAATTGAGTATGTTTTCATGTTGTTTAACACACCATATAATCAACGTAAAATTGTAGAACGAAACATTAAGCAGAAGCTTATGGTACATCCACGAAACAAACTCTATGACACGCATGATGCCAATTACTATTGGCTCGGTAAGTGCAAGTCTGTTGAAGTAGAGAATGGTGAGCAATTCAACCAGCTTACCGTGACCATCGTTTTTGATTGTTACCCCTACATGATCAGTCATACCAACTATTTTGATGATCTTTGGGATGTTTTTGATTTTGATGATGATGTCGCCAATTATACCAAGTACACTGTCAAAGGGTCACTGGATTTTCCATTGTTTAATGCTGGTTCTGTCTCTATTAAACCTAAAATCACAGCAGACAGCCGATTTACTTTCAAGGTCAACGATGAAGAACCAATCATTTTTGAAGCAGGTAGTAAACAAGACTATTACTTATCTTTGCGACCTGGTGTCAATGATGTCCATGTTGAAGGGACTGGGACGATTCAATTTCATTATCAGAAAGAGGTCATGGGATGATTGAACTGGGTTATCGGATTATCTACTACAAAAACCATGCGGACAAAGTAGGCACCTTGCTTCATGAAACCCAATTGGACGGCGATAAAGTATCGTCTGGACGTTTGGAGCAGTCTTTATCTGATATTGGTACATTTGAGTTTGAACTCATGTATGACCATCCACTGTACAACCAGATTGAACCTATCACGGGTTTAGTCAAAATCGTCAACAAATACGACAAAGAAGTTGAATTTTATGGACGTGTCCTAAAACCAGATGCAGGCATGGATTCGACGGGTTTATTTGCAAAGACCTTTGTTTGTGAGTCTGTTTTGGGTTATCTTCAAGACTCTACCCAAACTTTTCAGCGTGTACATAATAATGGTGTCGAGGACTATTTGAGGCGGATTGTTGATGTCCACAATGGGCAAGTAGAGCCACACAAACAATTCAAAATTGGCCGGGTGACCGTTCCAAATCAATCCGACGTGCCCTACCGCTATATTGGTTATGACACCACTTTTGAAACCATCAAGACCTATCTTGTTGGTCGAATGGGTGGCTATATCCAACTACGCTTGGAAGATGACGGTATGTACCTGGATTATCTAACAGATGTCGGTCAAGACAGGTCTAGCCCTATCCAACTTGGTACCAATATTGAAACAGCACGCAGGGAGCTTGATTTGAGCAACCTTATCACCCGCTTAGTGCCTTTAGGCGCTGACCTGGATAAAGATACTCGAGATGAAGAAACAGGCCAATATGTTGTCCGTGAACGTGTCACAATCAATAGTGCCAACGGTGGTAAGAGTTATATCGAAGATGCAGAATTGGTCAGACAGTTTGGAATCATACAAAGACCTATGGATTGGACAGAAATCAAGGATGTCAGAATCTTATTGGAACGTGGCAAGCAGTATATGGCTAATCAAAAAATTGCCATTTCTGCTTGGTCTGTGTCTGTCGTTGAATTGTATCTTATTGACCATTCATTCGAAAAGTTTAAGATAGGCAATACTCATCCAATTGATAACCCACCACTTTCTGGTGTAGAAAGACTTCAGATTATCAAGAAGGTTATTGATGTCACCAAGCCTGAATCAGTTGATTTAACGGTTGGAGCAGATAGTATGACCTTGTCTAAATTTCAATTACAGCAACAGGAGGCAACGAAATCAATGGAAAAGGTGATGGCTGATCAACAAGCAGCGAATACAAAACTGGAAGCTCAAGCAAACTACAACAATCAAATGTCGCTTTTGCAGACTGAACTATCGCAGTATCAAGTCAACTCTGATAGTTTTGCCCAAGAAATCCAGGTCTTGACAGATCAGATTGCTCAGTTAGATCCGGAAAGCGATGCAAACTTAATTGCTAGCTTGACAGTGCAGAAGCAAGTTGCTGAAGGTAAGAAGAAAAGCTTTGACAATAAGGTTGCTGAAACTCAAGTAGCTATCAAAAAATTAAAAGAAACACAAGGAGGAAACGCGGATGGCATATGATTTTAAGAGCTTGACGAAACAGGCGGATGAAGCAAGCAACCGTGGCAAATTTTATACTGATTTTGAAGATGTTGACCCTAATGTCCTACATCAAATTTCAGACCTGACAGAATGGATCCGAACCAAAGGGAAGGGTTCAGATGTTCGTGAGGTCATTGCCCAACTCTTTGAGCGGACATGGCTGGAGGCAACTAAAAAAGGTAATTCAAATATGGAAGTAGCCAAGGCTCGAGGTGCATTTAATTTCTTGTACGCCCGTTTAGCAAATATAGATGCACAATTAGATGGTAAAGCTGACGCTGGTGAAATTACAACGCAATTACAGAACATGGCTTCGGCAAGTCCGAAAGGAACATATTCAGATTTAGCAAGCTTGAAACAGGCTAAACCTAGCGGAGACACAGGGACTTACATCACAACCAATAACAAGAATTGGAATTATTGGAATGGCTCAGACTGGGTCCCCGGAGGGGTATATCAAGCCTCAGCGGTCAGTCCTTATGATACTTTTGCTTTCGTTGCAGGCGATAAGCCAGTAAATTTCAACAACACTAATAAGACCATTGAAATCACTGGTAACAACACCTATCTTTTGCAAGGCCAAGTCCATTCAATTGTTAAAGAGTCGGTGCCTTATCCAAGCGCGTCAGCCTGGATAGTGGTTGATACAACGTCTAGCAAGATAAAGTCAGCATTGAATCCCAACTCAACCGATATCATAGTGGGAGCGATTTTTAATCCAAGTACCGCTCCTAAAATCACATTCAATGGATTTCATTCTATCGACAATTTAGAAACATTGACTAGTAGAGAAGTTATCCCTTTTAGTCAATATTCTTTATTTACTAATAACGAAAACATTGTATTTGACAAGAGTAGAAATGTTCTTAAATTCCCACAAACGAATGTAATCATGGGCTCAAAAGAGAATTGGGTACCTGCACAAGAATTGCAACTTACTGGGACAGCGGGATATATCCTGTTTAATACGACAAACAATCGTTTTGAAACTGGCGGAGCTAATCGGAAATCTCTAGTAAACGTAGTAGGATATTATCATTCAGGACGAAGTCAAATTTATTTGAATACTAATTCATTGAATACACGAATTAAGAAGATTGCTTGCTTAGGTGATTCAATCACAGAGGGTGTTCATGCTAATGGGTGGCAATGGCACCGTTATATTGATCAGTGGGCGAAAAACAATGGTATTGAAACGACTGTTGTCAATCTTGGAATTGGCGGAACGTCAGTATGTACATCTAGCTATGTGACAGATACTCTCAAACCATTTGTCAATCGACTTGAAACGATTCCAACCGACGCTGATATTGTTACCATTTTTGGTGGCACGAACGATTGGGGTAACAATGCTACTCTTGGAACTATTGATGATACAGGAACCAGCACTTTTTATGGAGCTTACAAGCACATTTTAGAGTGGTTGGCAATCAATCGTCCAAATGCAAAAGTAATGACTATGACACCTTTGAAGCGCTATTTTAGAGGTGGTAGTACGACTTGGGTGAATGCTCAGAAAACACCAAATAACAAAGGAAACTTGTTACAAGACTATGTTCGAGCAGTCAAAGAGGTGTCAGATTTGTATGCTGTTCCGTGCGTTGACTTACATAATGATTCTGGTCTTAATCCAGTCTTAGAGATTGTCCGTACAAAATTTATGGGAGACGGCTTACATCCGACCGCAGAAGGGAATAAGAGGATGTATCCGATTATTTTGGATAAAATGCGTCCTCTACTAGAATATGACTAAGGAGGTATAACTATTGCCGATTGAAGAAGCTGAAAAAATCGCTCATAGTCAATTTGTCTGGGCGATTTTATTTATCATGTTTTTCTTTATCATCATTGGATATCTTATTAAGACATCGGACAAACGAGAAAAGAAAATCATGGATTTACATGAGCAATCAAAGGCTGACTCTAACAGACGAGAAGAGCGTTTGATGACTCACTTGGAGAAAACAACTACAGAATTAACCACAATCACTCATGCAGTCGGCGATATTCAGAAAGAGATGGTTCGCATGAATGATCGTATGGATGAAATCGAAGGGGCAAATTGAGGAGGTTTAGATGCGAAAGCTAAACACAACTAATTTGGAACAGTTCGACGGTGGTTTTCGTGTAAAACAGGGTGATTTAAGTTCATCTTTTGGCTTTAAATTGCTCGATGAAAATAAAGATCCTATCCCATCGCTCGATGGGCAGGAGGCGAAAATCACGCTGACAAAAGACGGAGAACAGTGGAAGCATACTTTGACTGTCATGAATGGATCAGTAGTATTTAATCTAGATGGTATTTTGCCAGAAGGAACGTACAAGCTCGAAATTTGCGTGGCAGGGTATGTATTTCCCAGCGATGACCAGACTCAGATCCGAATTACAAAATCGGATAAAAATTTAGTTTCTGAAGAAATCCATGCTCTAAAAGAGTTGGATATAGCAGAAGAAGTTAAGAAGCAGCTTGCAGGAAGAACTGTAGGTAGCGACGGCACAGTGAGTCAGGAGTTCCCTGACTTGCTTTTTTACTACAATTTAGGAAAGGTATAACATGGATACAACAAAATTAACGGCATTCGCTCAAGCAGTTGGGGTCGATATCAAGGAATTGAAACAACTGCTTAATGGAAAGGTTGACAATGCGACAGTAACACAACTGATTGAACAAGCTAAGACTGCTGTCAAGAACGAAATTTTAGGCGATGGAGTCCCTGAAAATCTTGATACGCTTAAAGAGATTGCTGAGAAGATTGCCAGCATGAGTGGAAGCACTGAAAACGCAGTTGTTCAAAAGATTTCAGATTTAGGCACACGACTTGACTCTTTTGCCAATCTTGACCTTGTAACAGTCTACAACCAAGCGAAAGCGTGATAACCATGAATAACCTTGAAAATCTAGCAACGGAAATTGGTAAGGATATCAAGGATATCAGGACACGTTTTGCAACGAAAGAAGAAATGCACGAAGCGACTGAGATTGATTATTCTCAGATTGTGACGCATGAAGAACTTGAAGCCAAGCACTACTTGACTGCCCATCAGTCGCTTGCTGATTATGCCAAAAAATCTGAAATCCCAAAGCCTCAGCTGACATTAACAGGTAATGATTTAAGTATTACAGGAGGCAACAGGGTCACTCTACCAGTACCAGAGAACGTAGGTCATGAAATCCGCGGTACAGGCTCACCAGAGGGGCGTATCACTGCCGAAATCGGGACCACCTATGTGGATGTTAATGCCACGAATGGCGCTCTGAAATGGATTAAAGAGAGCGGAAATGGTAACACAGGCTGGAAGGTCCTAATCGGTGACACTGGTTGGAGAACACTTAGGACGTTATCAAAATTAACTGTAGGTGGTCGAACATCGTTTATTAAAATTAGGCGTGTGAACAACCTAGTTTCTTATCAATTCGGAGGTTTAGAATGGGGTTGGTTTGGAATTGTCCGACGAAATGGTAACGGTTTTTTCAGGGCAATCCACGAATGGAGCTAGAGTGCTTGGCCCAGGAGACATACCGGAAGGATTTCGTTCCGAAAATTCACTAATCGGTAACATTTTTAATGACAAAGGTGAAATTTATGGAATTTGGTATTTGGGAGGGAAATCCGATTCAAATTTCATGCACATGACATTTGAGAAAGGGATACCAACCGACCGAGACATCGGAGATATTCGCGTAAGTGCCGTTTCGTATATAACTGACGAACCGTGGCCAACAACATTGCCATAAAAAGAAAGGAAAATAACAAATGATTAACTGGAAATTACGACTACAAAATAAAGTGACACTCATTGCATTGCTTGGGGCAATCTTCTTGATGGCTCAGCAATTTGGATTAGATATTCCTAAGAATATCCAAGACGGTGTGAACACATTCGTGTATATCCTTGTCTTGTTGGGTGTGGTAAACGACCCGACGACAAGTGGTATCACAGACAGCAAGCAAGCGCTTGAGTATAAAAATCCGAAGGAGGATTAATCAATGGATATTGATACAAGTAGACTAAGAACGGACTTACCGCAAGTTGGAGAGCAACCCTATCGTCAGATTCACGCCCATTCAACAGGGAACCCGAACTCGACGGCACAAAATGAAGCAGACTACCACATGCGCCGTCCTGTTGATTCAGGATTTTTCTCACACGTTGTAGGTAACGGCCGTGTGATGCAGACCTGGTATACAGACATGGGGGCTTACGACGTAGGAGGTGGCTGGAACGTTGAAGGATACGGCCAAGTTGAGCTTATTGAAAGTCATGAAACAAAGGAAGAATTCATGCGTGATTACAAGCTCTACGTTGAGCTTTTGCGGAACCTTGCTGATGAAGCAGGTATTCCTAAAACGCTGGACTCTGACAGTCTAGCAGGTATCAAGACACATCAATACTGCACATATAATCAACCTCGAAACTACTCTGACCATGTTGACCCTTATCCTTATTTGGCTAAATGGGGCATCAGTCGTGAGCAGTTCAAGAAAGACATCGAAGGCGGTCTATCTGAAGCTGGTTGGAAACAAAATGGCACTGGCTGGTGGTGGGAGGAGTCAGATGGCTCTTATCCTACAAACCGCTGGAAACAAATCAATAACGAATGGTTCTACTTTGATGACCATGGCTATTGCTTAATTAACCGTTGGTTTAATGATGGCAAAGACTGGTTCTACCTCGACAAGCGTGGCGCAATGGTCACAGGGTGGATGTTCCTTAATAATCGCTGGTATTTCTTCAAGTCAGATGGGCGCATGGCTAAGGGATGGGTAAAATATCGAGAAACCTGGTACTTCATGGAAGAAAAAGATGGATATATGCTATCTAAGCAATTTATCAAGTCAGGCGATGGCTGGTACTATCTAAAAGCAAATGGTGAACTTCACACAGATCCAGCATTCAAAACCGAACCAGATGGTCTTGTGACCGTCGTTGACAAACCAAAAGAAGAAAAATAAAACAGAAAGGCTTTCAAATAGATTACACTAAAACCGCAGGCATTTGCTTGCGGTTTTTTTGTTTGCTCTGAAAGTAGTTTCAGAATAAAAAAAGTAATGATTTTTTCACTACTTTTTTATTTTTTTACGAATAGATAAGTAAGGAGGAAGAAAATATGAACATTTTGAACATTAAACTTGCAAGCGTAGAGCAGACAGACTTAGGTTTTGAACATTGGATAG